CTACGCAACAAGTTTTAATCTTGGTTCATTTTGCGAATGTTCCGTAAATGTACCGTAAATTTCAACCTTGTTTGCGTGTTCCAATAGGTGATCTGCATTTAAATGGGCGTATTTTTTAACCATTTCCAAGGTTTCCCAACCGCCTAATTCTTTTAATGTAAAAAGAGGCGTTCCTGCTTGAACGTGCCAACTCGCCCAAGTGTGGCGGAGGTCGTGAAAGTGGAAATCAGACAGTAAGCATTTTTTTGTAGCCAAATTAAATGCTTTTCGGTTAATATCCTGTAAAGGATTACCGTTCTTGCCAACAAATACATATTTAGAATGGCGGTGGCGGATAGATTCAAGCAGCTTAATTGCCTCTTGATTCAGTAATAGCGATCGTGCCTTACCTGATTTAGCGACATCATTAGTCACGATTGCTACCTTTCTTACAAGATCTATCTTATCCCAAGTCATTGTCAAAATTTCTGTCCGTCTGGCTCCAGTCATCAAAGCAAACTTACAGATAGATTTCATCCAGTCTGAACTTAATTTATCTATTAGCTGTTTTGCTTGTTCTTTGGTGATCCAGCGTACACGAATTGGCGGCTCTTTCTTTTTCGGTATGTGTGGGACTGCATCCAACATACCAAGTTTATGAGCGATATTTAATACTCTCGATAAAGATTTCACATACTTATTTTGCGTACTATGAGATAGAGGCTTTTTCGTATTTGCATTCTTTTTCGGGATATTTAGGATAATCTCCTGAGCTGTTAAAGAGCTGAGTTCACGACCGGCGAATTTAGATAGCCAGTATTCAGCGTGTCGCTTTTTAGTGGCTTTATCCTTTAATTCTTCGGCAGAGCGAACGTAATGGAGCAAAGCATCTTCAAAGATATATTTTCTTTTTTCTTCGAGTTTATCTTCTGCCCACATTTCTTGCTTGAGTTTATCGTGATACTGCTGAGCTTCACGTTTTACAAGCGTGCGAGTGCTTCTCTTAATTCTCTTGCCGTTTGGGGTTGTGATATCAACCCACCACGGGCCATTTGTTTTTCGTCTGTAGATCGACATTTTTTCTTCTCCTCGACCGACAGAGATAACCCACGGTCATTATTAGCTTGTTTTTTTACTTGGTCAAGATCTGTTCTCGCAACCCGCCAAACTTTAGATCCTGCCATTTTAAAAAATCCCCAATCAGCTAAATGTTGGCGGACAGTATTTGGGTGGCAATTTAATTCTTTTGCCACTTGATTAATAGTAAGATGTTCCATTCATTACTTGCTCCAGATAATAAAAAACCGCTTGGGTTACAAGCGGTCGATTTTGTTGAAAAATTTACTTTTAGCGTTGAGCTGTACAAATTTTGCCATCGCAGTCATTGCGTAACTCTAAATAGTCGGCAACAATTGCAAAGGCGGTTAAAAAGAGTATGATTTTTGCGTATTTCATCGTCTAATCCTCAAAATTTGGGTATGGAAATCCGCCGCTTGATGTTTCGCAAGCGGTCGGTTTTATGATTTTTTGTGATTAGAACGTTGGCTTTTTAAATGCCGGGTCGAAACCTCGAACGTGTTTGAGTACTCGCCAGTTTGTCATTGGGTCGAAATCAAATTCTCGGGTAATCCGTTCAAGGATTTTGTGAGCTGATTGTGCAGTGTGGCTATATTCAAAACCTTGTCCGTAGATTTCAGGTGCGATATTTGAGCCGAGCTTTTGAAACATCGGGTAGATATAGCGGAAAGTGTGAATGCCACGCACGAAAGCGAACCAAGCCCATACGAGGCTTTGGAGTTCATCTTCGGTAAAGTCGAAAGTGTATTTCTTTGGTGGTGGTGCAAGCGGTAGGTTTTGCTGAGAATTTTGCAACGCATATTTACCAGTCTTGCGAATTTGTGGCAGAACTTCTTCAAATACCCAGTTTTGAAATTCTTTTGCAACAGGTTTTTCACTTCGGAAAATAATTCTGTATAAATTCGGCTCGTTAATGAATGAAGTTTTTCGCTTTTTTTCATCTTTTGCCAAAATGTACGCTTGACGTACACCTTGCGGATCTAGCATTTCGCTCTGTACTCTGCGAGAGTTTTGGATCTCAAAGATTTCACAAACATCAAGCAAGCAGAAATGTGGTTGATTTTCGAAAAGTTCTACACGAACGAGATTGGAATTGAAATTAAAGATTTGGTTTGACATTTTAAGCCTCTGGATTTTAGTTAGTAAATTTGCCAATGGTGGCAGGTTTCAACTACCGATCCAGTCGGCGGAGCTTATTTCCCTTTCAGGTGTTTTATTAGGCTCTCTCGACCCGCCATTGAAGGCAAATACCTAAAATCTAGGCATAAAAAAACCGCTTTTATTGTCGGAGCGAGATAACCGACTGGATTTGTAGTGCAGTTATCTTAATCCGATTGGGCGGTGGTGTCAATCATAATGAAATCCTCTCTATCTAGTGATATGATTATTGCGATCAAACTTTAATCTATCACGCCAATAAAGAGGATTTTACTATGAGTGAACCACTATCAGCGGCTGCTACTGGTATTGCTGTAGCAGCAAGTAAAGAAATTACAACTCCTGTATCTAAAGGCATTGGACAAACAGTAAGTGACATATGGTATGTTGTTTTTGGTGCGAAATGGGATGAAAAACGCCAGAAAAAACAAATAGAAGTTACCAACAATGTTGACAAATTCAAAGAAGAAATTACAAATAAGTCAGCACAAATTCCTGATGAAAATCGGATAGAACCTGATATTGATGTGATTGGCTCTACGCTGGAATCTGCTAAGTTTCGTATCAATAAGGATGAAATTAGAGATATGTTTTCTAATCTCATTGTATCTGCAATGGATAGTTCAAAAGCAGATGATATTCATCCATCATTTTCAGAAATGATAAAAATGCTTAGTCCATTAGATGCTCAGAATTTGTATTATCTTTACCACAATAAGGATGAAACAATTTCTAATATTCAAATACTAGTTGAGTCAGGTGGATATATAACAAAAATTCGACATCTGTACTTGGGAAATCCTGAGTGCCAAGATAATAACTTCATAGAACCTTCTATTGATAATTTAATTCGATTGAAATTAGTTGATGTTACATATGATGAAACTAAAACAAACGATTCCTTATATGATAAATATTCTTCTCATCAAACTTTTTTAATGGTGAAGCAGGAAGTTGAAATTAAAATAGAAGATGATAAGAAAGATATTGAAATACTAGGAAACAAAGTTATTCTTAGCGTTACAGATCCAACAGGAAAATTATTATCTGAAAGTGAGCGTCTAGAACTTAAAGAATCTATTCAGAATAGTTTATTCAAAGGCGTTGAATTACAAAAAGGAATTATTCGTTTAACTGCTCTTGGTCGAAACTTCTGTAAGGTCTGCTTATAATTTTCGCCTATCAACAATTTCTTTTACATCATCAGCATATTTTTTCATTATCTGATTTTGCTCGAAGAAGAATTTATCAAACCATTTCGCTACTTGTGTAATAGTAAACCAATGCACAAGTAACGAAATTATTAGAGCTGTCAGAGCAGATGTTAATATTTCCATTATATTCTCCTTATAATCACGATTTAAACATTTTACCTGTTAAAACCTCCAAAACCTCAACAGCTTCCTCTTTGGTCTCAAACTCCAAATCCAGCCGCCAAACAGAGTTTTGATTAAGGTGTGATTCGGGGTAAATACTATCGGTTAAGCGAAGTGGCTCTTGAAATGTCAGCTTTAGCAAAAACGGTAGTACAAGCCTTAGAAACCTTGCCTGATATTTTAGAGCGAGACTGCGGATTGCAGCCTAAAGATTTGATACGAGTGCAGCAAGTAACTGACGATGTACGAGACCAAATGGCATTACATATCCAAGAAGTTACCACTGACACGGAGAATGAATAATGTTTGCTAGTGCTAAAGAAATTCGACGTGATATAGCAAATGCCATAAAAGCACCTCGGCGAATGAGAGTGTCAGAAGCAGTAGCGGAATATATGCGTGTACCACTTGGCGGAGGCAACTCGGTCAAATGGGATAAGCACACCGCCGCCTATATGTTAGAACCGATGGACTGCCTCAATAGCCGAGAATACGATGCGGTGATTTTTGTCGGCCCGGCACGAACGGGTAAAACCATCGGCTTGATTGACGGCTGGATAACCTACTCAATTATCTGCGATCCGTCCGATTTCCTGTTGGTGCAACTTACCCAAGAGAAAGCCAGCGAACATAGCCGAAAACGGCTTGACCGCACATTCCGCTGTTCGCCCGAAATTGCCAAGCGGCTAAGCCCACGCAAAAACGATAACAATGTCCACGACAAGTATTTCCGAGCGGGCAACTTGCTCAAAATCGGCTGGCCGTCTATCAATGTGCTTTCTTCATCGGACTACAAATATGTTGCTCTGACTGACTACGACCGCTGGCCCGAAGATGTGGACGGTGAAGGTGATGGTTTCTCCCTTGCCTCAAAGCGGACGACCACCTTTATGTCAGCAGGAATGACTTTGGTGGAGAGTTCGCCCGGTAAAGATATTGTTGATCTCAAACATATCCCGAAAAGCACCCACGAGGCACCACCAACAACAGGCATTTTAAGCCTACACCTACGGCACAATCGGTGATGAAGGTGCATCTGTTGCATTGGCGACTTACGGACAACTGTTTAGCATTACCCGTCAGGCGATTATCAATGACGATATGCATCTTTTAACTAAAATCCCTGAGAAAATGGGTGCAGCAGCCAAAGCGACTATTGCCAAACTGGTGTTTGCCTTGATTACCGGCAATGCGACAGCCCAAGACGGCAAAAAACTGTTTGATGCAACACATAAAAACAGCTTAACGGGTGCGGCATTGAATGTGGAAAACATTGACAAGGCAATCCAGTTAATGAATGGCTTTGTAAACAGCCGTGGTGAACCGCTCTCTATTGAGCCAGAATTTATGCTGTTACCAACCTCATTGCATACCAAAGCAAAACAGATTCTTGGTTCGTCAAGCGTGGAAGGTGCAGACATCAACAGCGGTATCATTAACCCGATCCGTGATATTGTCAGCCCGATTAAATCGCTTCGCTTACAAATTGCAGATCCGAAATCATGGTACTTGCTCAATAAAGAGGCGATTGAAGTCTCTTATCTGGACGGGGTGGATAGCCCTTACATCGAGCAACAGCACGGCTTTACGGTGGACGGTGTTTCGACCAAAGTCCGTATCGATGCTGGTGTGAATGTGATTGACTACCGTGGTGTGGTGAAAGTGACCAACGCTTAATTTAAACAATTTAAAACCTGACCGCACTTTTAACAGTGCGGTTTTTTATTATCCGAAAAAAGGAAAAAGAGATATGGCTAAAAACTATATTCAAGACGGCAATACCGTGCGTTTAACTGCAACCAAAGCGATTACTTCCGGCGATGTCATTGTGGCTCACAAGCAGCAAGCGAGCGAGAAACTTCATATGCAACCAAAGCGATTACTTCCGGCGATGTCATTGTGGCGGAGGATTTAATTGCGATTGCGGTTTCTGATGCGGCAAAAAATGATGCAGTAGTTGGCTTAACTACCGGTGTTTTTAGCGTAAAAGCTAAACAAGCAGATGACATCAAACAAGGTGCAGTGTTGTACTGGTCTGAAACAGAGGCTCTGTATCTATTAAGCCAAGCAAACGCGACTACTTGTTAGTTTAATTGCAAAAAAACCATAAAATTCGACCGCTTGTAGAAATAACAAGCGGTCTTTTTATATCAGAATTTTACAAAAGGAATAATCTATGACGCTCCGTGAAAAACTACTCGCAAACAAGCCTAAATTACAACCCATCGAAATTAATGGCGAGACCTACTACCTGCGTGAAGCCACTGTTGGCGATATGAATAAGCAGATTTTTGAAACCCGAAGCTGGCTCATTCAACAAGCAGAACAGGAAACTGTTGAATTACCGGCAGAAGATGATGAAACCTTTGATGAGGCTCTCAACCGTTTTGGCGAAAAATACCGCCTTGCTCAATCGGTTGCCTACCGCTTATGTGATGAAAACGGTGCATTACTGTTTAACCCACTTAACATTGACGATCTCAATGCGATTGCCGAATTAGACAGCAAAGTGATTATCGACTTTAACCAAGCCGTGTCCGCCCCAAAAGACTCAGCGAGCGAAGAAAGTTCCAAATAACCCTTTCGCTCGCACTGGGTAAAACCCTTGAAGAAATCGAACAAATGCCTGAACGCCACTTTGCCGAATATCAGCTTTTTTATCAAGAGCAACCATTCGGCTTGTGGCGGGAAGATTACCGCACCGCCCAACTTGCCCACTTAACCGCTATGATTAACCGTGATCCGAAAGGCAAAGCCCCAAAATTAGCGGAGTTTATGCCGTTTTTTAATAGGGCTGATGAAGTAGAAGCAAATGAAGATGATGGCGTTGCGGATTATTTGGCGAAAAGGTAAATCTCTTGTATTTCATTGTAATTCTGTCTATAATTGGTATAATACATAGAAATACAGGAGAGATAAAATGGCGACTATCAATGATGCTTTCAGTTTTAGAACAAATACCGAAATAAAAAATACCGCATTTGATGTAATTAAAAACTATGGAATGACACCCTCTCAGGTGTTTAATATGTTTTTAACCGAGATTGCAAAAACGAAAACTATTCCGTTAAGTTTGAATTATCAACCCAATCTTGAAACAAAATTGGCAATGCAAGAAGCAAAATCAGGTAAAAATGAAGTTTATGCCTCACTTGAAGCATTTCATAAAGCAATGTTAGCGGAGTAAATAATGCTACAAATTTCGCCGACAAACGCATATAAAAGAGACTTTAAAAAGATTGCAGCCGAATTAGTCGGCAGTTCGGAATATGTGGAAGTAATGTATTGCCTAATAAACCAATTACCATTGGCGGAAAAATATAGAGATCACCCACTACAAGGTGAATGGCAAGGCTTTAGAGATTGCCATATTAAGCCTGATTTAGTGTTGATTTACGCTGTTGAAGATAATCTGCTCCGCCTTGTTCGTTTAGGATCGCACGCTGAATTATTTGGATAATTTCTGTAAAAACTAACCGCTTGCGATTTTGTGCTGTGGGCGGTATAGTTGGAATATTAACAAAGGAGGGAAAAATGAAAAATGTACTTCTATTTATCGTACACTTTTTCTTAATCGCAATGCTCTCAATTATCCCAATATTAATTATTCTTGGAGCAATCGAAAGAGATCCTTACTATACTGCGTGGATTTTCCTTAGCGTATTTTTAGGCATTGGAGCATTGTTATATTTTGCAACCATTGTTTCTAAGTTAATTAACAAGGGAAAAACACAAACATTAGAAGAAAAACGATATGCAGAATATTGGAATAATGTAAAAGTCAATATTCCCAAATAGTCTAACTGATAAATGACCAAAAGCTCGCTTTATGCGGGCTTTTTTATTGGAGAAAAACAATGAGTGGCTTAGGAAAATTAACCGTTACCTTAGAGCTTGAAAATGCAAAATTTCAGTCCGCAATGACGAAATCTGATTATGAGGCACAAAAATTTGCCAAGAACTTTATCCAAAATATGGATAGAACTAGAAATCACGCCAAAGAATTTGCCGATCGCTCAACCCAATATTTAAAAAACATTGAGCAAGCGGCAAAGAACCTCAATAAAAATTCTGAATTTTCATTTTTATCGACTATTGGTGGACATTATCAATCAATGTCTAGTGGCATATTGAGTGCGGCAAAAGCCTATACTGATATTCAAAATAAAATGAAATTAGTAAGCGGTAGTTCAGCAGAGGCAGCTAAACGATTAACTGATGTGTTTGATATTGCGACTAAAACAAGCCAAAGTACAGAGGCTGTTTCAGGTGTCTATCAAACATTTGCTCAAAATGCCCAATCTCTCGGACTGGCTCAAAAAGATGTAGCAGAATTAACTAAAACGGTCTCTCAAGCCGTTGCTGCAAGCGGCGCAAGCAGTTCTGCAGCAAGTAATGCCCTAACCCAATTTGGTCAATCACTTTTAATGGGCAAAATGAAAGCCCAAGAATTTAACTCGCTCATTACTCAAACCCCAACCATTATTCAAGCAATGGCAAAAGGTTTGGGAATGGCGGATAGCTTGACTAATTTTGTGATGACAGGTAAAGCGGATTTCCGTAGTTTTGCTAATTCCATATTATCCGATCTTAGCAAAATGATTATCAAAATGATGTTATTTAATGCTATCAAACAAGGTGCAACTATGTTGTTTGGCTACCAAGGACCGACTACAACGGTAAATGGTAATGCTGTTTATGGGTTAGGTACTTGGAAAAGTTTAGCTACTGGTGGTTACACCGGTGATGGCGGCAAGTACACCCCAGCAGGTATTGTCCACAAAGGGGAATATGTTATCACCAAAGAGGCAACCTCTCGTCTTGGTTTGGATTACTTGAATTATCTTAACTACGGCAAGCGTGGATTTTCTAGCGGTGGTGGCGTTGCTGTGCCGAGAGTGCCGTCCTCATCTTATCAACCTAAATCAGCCCAAAGTAATATCAGTGTTCAGGTGATTAATAACGGCGAGCCTGTAGATGCAAAAGTTAGCCAAAAACAGCAAGGCGAGCAAACGCAAATTACTGTTGAGTTAATGCGTAAAATTGCCCGTCAGGAGGCGAACGGAATGATTCAGAACAACTTTAGAGCCGGAGGAGTATTTGCCTAATGGAAACATTAAAATGGTGTGTTCGCACCGATTTAGCGGTTGAAAATACCCCTGAAATAATGGAAGTCAAATTCGGCGATGGTTATACCCAACGCTCGCCCAAAGGCTTAAACAATTTATTACGAGCCTATACAGGCACAATCAAAGTGAAAAAGGGGGAACATTTAGCGGTGGAGGCATTTTTTGCCAAACATCGTGGTGTTTCCCCTTTTTACTTTAAAGATCCGTACACACAACAAAACAAAAAGGTAGTGTGTAGCAGTTGGCCCGCAAAAATGGCTGGCTTAAACCATTGGGAATTTAGCGTGACGTTTAAGGAAGTACCATAATGCCAGTTAGTATCTCCAACCAAATGAAAGCCGGTACTCTCTACCCTTGATCGCAAAATGCAAGTACAGACCGGTTTAGATTGGTGGCTGGTACATAATCAAAAAATCCATAAATTCCGCAATGTGCCACATTTAATCGGGCGTGAGTTTAAACACGGCACAATGGATTGCTACACGCTCTACCGTGATGCCTATATGCTAGCTGGTTACGAGATGGACGAGTTCGAGCGAAAAGATGACTGGTGGCATACCGGGCAAAATCTTTACTTGGATAACATTCAAGGGCAAGGTTTTGAGAGAGTGGATACACCCCAAATCGGCGATGTGATTTTAATACAGGTCGGTTCTGATGTGCCGAATCACGCAGCGATTTATATTGGTGAACAAATGGTAATCCACCATAGCCCGAACCGATTATCTAAGCGTGATTTATATGACGGTTATTGGTTACGCCATACCCACAGTATTTGGCGGCATAAACTGGCGGATAGATTGGATTTTGACGGCATATTTAATGATATAGGAGAACAATATGAAATTTAGTAAATATCAATTATTAGTTAATAAGATCTGCTTTATTTGTGGTAAAAAAGATTGTCCACAAATGAAAAAGAGTAAAGACTACAAAGACTTTTTGGATGCTTTAGAAAAAGGGGATGTTGATAAAGCAGATAAAATATACAATACGAAGTTTTCACAGTTTTCTAAATCTTTTGGTCATGAAATGGAAAAGAATTTAGAGAAAAATCGTATACCTCCTATTTATCAGGGAGTTCCATTTGATTCTTTTGACTTATATCAGCATTATTCTTATGGTAATGGAGAGGCATTAAATCTTTCATCCGTTGGATTAAGTAATAAAATTCGTCCTCTAGTGAATAAAGATAAAGCATTTGGTAAATCCAATGGAAGTATAGAAAGCCGATTTATTTCGCAATATAAAAATGAAGGACGCACATCTTTCTCCAATGCTTATGATTTTACAAAAGAAGCATCGGGTATTGCAGATCCGTTATGGGCGTTAGGAACAGCTACCATTAGTGGAGAATTGAAAGATATACAAATTTTTCCCGGTGGTATTGCTAGGGGAAATATCCATTATAGTATCAGGGACAGATTCACTGACCCATTTGATACATTCAATTTTACTAAAGGAGAATGGAACCCAAATGGAACACCTTATATTATTCAAGATAGCTGGATAAAATCGGTACGATTTTCGATAGACAAGAAGATAAAAATAACACCTTAATTATGATAGTAATATAAAACAATTGGCAATATTATTTTAAATAAAAAAATAAGTATTCCAATATAGATTGCTGATTTTATGGTGTATTTAATTTGTTTCTCGAAAATAAAAAAATAACTAGTAATTGCATATAAACAAATAAGTAATAATATGCTTATAGAGTTAAGAAAAATAAAGAACATAAATCCCCTTTATTTTGGCTATAATTGTAATGGTGAGTCATGACTAAAATTAAATTTTACGGCAATTTAAAAAAATTTGGTAGTGAATTTAGCTTAGAAGTTAAAGATACTGCCGAAGCTATCCGAGCCTTATGTACACAGATTAGCGGATTGCGTGAGGCATTACGAGACGGTGTTTATAAAGTCCGTATCGGCAAACAGTATTTAGACCCGTCAGCCCTTGAAAAAGGGCTTTTTTATTGCCTGAAGAAAGGGCAAACCATTCATTTTACCCCTGTTATCAAAGGAGCGAAAAGCGGTGGCGTGTTTAATTTTGTTTTAGGTGCAGCCTTGATCGGAGCCGCATTTTTTACTGGCGGTGCTTCTATTGCGGCTTGGGGAGCTGGAGCAAAAATGATGGGTATGTTGGACGTAAAGCGATTGCCGGTATCGCACTTGGTGCCGCGGCAGACAATCGCAATGCAGAATCCTCTGTCATTGTAATGGCAGACAAATTTGAGGTAGTAAAAAATGCTCAAGACGGCCAACCGGTACGATTGTTTGGTGTGGCTCAAAATAAAGTTGCGATTAATGGGGATTTAATTGCAACAGGTACAATTAAAGGTAGCCACATTGATGCAGACTCAGTAAGAGCCGGAATATTGACGGCGGGAGCTATCCGTACGGAACACCTGGCAGCAGGTCAAATCTCAACTGATAAATTGGCGATTGGGCTAATGCAAGTCATATTGTGGGGAGTTCGATCACTGCGGATAAGCTAAATGTAAACAATTTAGCGGCAATATCGGCAAATCTTGGTAAGGTAACTGCTGGTACAATTACAGGTACGACAATTAGTGGTGGGACAATTTCAGGTACAACAATTACAGGGGGAATAATTAAAGGAGCAAGAATTGAGGGATTAACAGGTAAATTTACTGGAGAACTTGAAATCAACCAATTGATCGGAGGTAATATCTATGAGGCTAAAACTTGGACATCAAAAGCAACAGGGAAAAGTAAAACATATTCAGAAACGAAAAACAGTTTTGCATTAAGTGATACATATTATGAGTATGTATGTCAATTTGTACTACCTGCTACAAAAGCGACGAGAACATTGTATGTTGTCCACACTCCAACAGGAGAGAGTAAAAGCGAAACTTTTTATGGTAGTGGTAGTAATCGGACACCGACAACAATTACATTACCGTCTGTAATTGATATTAGCAATACTATTTCACCTAATGTATCTAACCCATTTAATGATTCTGGGGCAATACTCATTGCTAATACTCAATATGTAGTAACGTGTCGTGCGTGGTGTGCAGGGCGTGGGAGAAGTGCTAAAGTGAATTTTCGAGCAATTATATCATCTACAAATGGTTCATCTTATCAATTATAGGAGGCAAATATGAAAAAAATTATACTACTTACAACAATTATGGTTTCAGCTTGTACAACTCAATATAAGCAAGACTATACAACAAAACCAACCTTTTGTTATCAACTAGCCCCTCAAGAGCAATTACCGGGGAAAAACTGTATTGGCTCAGGAGGGCATTCAGGTTAACAAAGTAATTAAATCCTAATTACACGCTCATCGCCTGTAGGCAATTCAACGGCAAGTTTTAACTTACCGCCCATTGCTTCAATATAGCGTTTGAGCGTGGATAATCTTGGATCGTTATCTTTCTGTTCAAGTTTAGCAATAGCAGGCTGTGAAATACCGAGAGCTGTAGCTAATTGTTGTTGAGAGAGATTTAGCTCTTCTCTTAGTTTTGAAAGTTGTATCTCTCTAATCATTTCTTGAGCCATATCTTCCACTTTTTGGCGGCGTTCAGGAGAGAGTTCATTGAGCATTTGATCTAACGTTTTCATTTTCTTTCTCTAAATTATTTAAATAGGAGGTAAATTCCGCATCAGCAAGAGCGATCATTTTTTCATAGAATCTTTTGTCTTTACCTTTCTCGCCAGCACAAAGTACTATCGCTTGGCGTAAAGGGTCAAAAGCATAAAATGCTCGAATTGGCTTACCTTTGTTTTGAATGCGTAACTCTTTCATATTAGGGAATTTAGACTGATAAACTGTATCAGCATAAGGTCTGCCTAGACTATAACCGAATTTCCGCAGATAGATTAAACAAGCCAAGACACGTTCTTGAGTACTTTCATCTTGTTGACCGAACCATTCATCAAAGCAGTCAGTCGTGATAATAGACCATTCTATAGGGTCTGCCATTTTTGAACCTTTTATAACTTACTATTTATAAATGAAGTATAAATAAAAGGTTATATTATGTAAAGCAATTTACTCTTCCTACTAAGCCGTTTGTATGACTACAAGCGGTCTTTTTTTATCAACAATCCACAAAAGGAAAAATTATGACAACTTTTAACAAAATCTTAAACCCAATGTACTCAACTATCGCAAGTTACTCAACTCAAGATGACGGCTCACTCAATGCTAAGTATGTTGTTGGCACAGGTGATGATACCGATGGCGAGGTAACAAACTTTGTAATCATCACAAGTGAGTACAAATATATTGATGCTCAATCAGCCAAAGCGATTACTGATGCACCGCTAACAAAAGAGGATATTGGCAAAACGCCAACGCAGATTATGTTAGGGCGTATCTATAAGTACTTAAAAGAGACGGGGCAGATTGTAGTTTAA